TTAAGCGGCTCGACTTTGACCGGCTGGGCCTCGGCGTTCACGCCGTCCCAGCCAGGGGAGTTTATGCTACGAATACGTTGGGCGTTGTTCATGCTTGTGGTGCCTGTTCTGGCGGTGCCCCGCCCATCTCTTGTTCAGCCATCATGGCGGCAGCTTCTGCCATCTGCGCTTGCATCTCGGCGCGTTCTTCTAACGTGGTGCGTAGGTCAGCGGGGATGCCAAGCTGGTCAGCAATGTAATCGCCCACGGCATCCATTTTGATGAGTGTCTGGCCAACCGGCCCCAGCATCTGCGTAATCTGCATGAACTGCATAATCTCGCCCAGGCGCTCGGCATTGTTGGCCATAGCCAGTGGAGATTGTGGAACGACCGTCACCTCTAGGCCGTTTACCTTGAGCGGCAGTTCAATCATGCCCATCTCATCCATCAATTCTAACGACCGGCGTACGATTGGAAACATTGTCTCGCTGATTAATCTCCCGAAAGCCGAACCGAGATTCTGAGAAAGTTCAGACAGTTTTGCATTGATTTCCGTGGCCGACCTGGCGCTCATATTCTCAGGCGTCAGGCTCTCGTCCAACAACGCTTTCTTGATGTTTGCGCGCAGGTCATTGGCCACAATCTGGGACAGGTTCGCATCGCCACTACGGGGCAGGGGCGTCAGGCTTGGACCGCGTGGCCCACCGTTACTCGACACGCCAATGACCGCACCCGGCACGATGCTAATTGTTTGCGGGTTTAGCACCCCGTCATCGACCGCCGTGAACACGCCGCCGATAGAGATGGACGCATTCTTTAAGGTGAGTTCTACTACCTTATTAAGTGTGCGAATATCTGCCAAGGCATATAATACGGGACCTCTCCCATAACGCTCGTTTGACGCTTTCATGTAGCGGCTTATAACCCAAGGCCATGATTTGAGGTCACGATGCACCAGCTTGTCATCACCCTCGGCAGTGACGAGGCAATAGAACATCTGTCCATCGATGGTATACGTGGCCTCAATCAAGCCAACTTTCTTGGTCGGGTCTTCGGCGGCATCGTCAATCATCCGCTGTGGAATATTGGCGTCAGGCCACTCGCGTTGGATTACATTGAACGGTCGGTTTAGCATGCGATAGACCGTATCCGGCACCCCGTTGGGGCCTTCATCAAAGCAAATATGATAGCTTGGAATAGCCGTGTAACGTATCGGCGTCAGAGTATCGCCGGGCTGGATAAGCATCACCGAGGTGCCGACCGCGAGGTCCAGTAAGAACTCGCCCATAGCCAGGTCAAAGCCTGATTGCATCATCACGGCAAACATTTTTTCAGTGTAGAAGTCTAGGACTTGCTGGGCCTCAATCTTTTGCTCTTCGGGTATATCATTGCCCGGTTGCAAACGGCACCAAGGCCTTTGCGGAGGAAACAGCGAGGATTGGATGCGATTGGCAAATCTGGCGGTCGAGTGAATGGCGGTTGAGTCGAAAACGCGGCGCATCTTGTTTTGACCAGGTGTGCCGCTCTCAGCATAGCCATCGTACAAATTACGCATCGGCAAAGCGAACTCGTACGCCTCTTCATAGATGCTGCGCCACTCTTCTTTGTGAGCGTTGCAACGGGCGTACCGCTTCTTAATGTCCTCGACCGAGAGTACCATTACTTACCCTTTTTGACTTTCTTTAGCGGCTTTTTCGGCGGCTTTTTGGCTCCGTACATCATCTTTACCTTTCGTGTGTTTGGGATTGCGGCGGTATGTTTTCATGTTCACCCTCGCGGGTTCCGGCCAGAGCCTAGAATGCGGGAGAGAACTTGCCGACCGGGGCCAGCATCACCGGGTGCCACGCCTTGGGCCATCAGCATACGCCGCCCGCCGGTGCGCTTGGACCGTTTGCGGGCCTGTATCTTTCGTTGCTCGGTTGCCTCTTGGCGTTCTGCGACCTGTTCTTGCCGAGAAATGGTATCGTCGGCATCTCTTTCAGCCACTGATTGAACAGGTGGTGGTGCTGGCGTCCTGCTACTGAATAAACCGCCCATCAAACAACCTCGCATACATGTAGTAGTCAGCACCGTCAGGACCGTAAGCCCGCATGGTGCCCTCGCGCTCAAAATAGCAACGCTCTGCCCAGATACAAGCCGTAGCATTTGATGAGTGTACACTAAACTGAAGCCTTTTTATCTTCATTTGCTTAGAAACGTGGTTAAAAAATGCCAATGAACCCCGATGCAGGGGCACAACCTTGCGCCCAATGTCCTTGCTGGGTATCAGCCAAGCCTCGCAAACGCCCGGCCATAATTCCCACACGCCGAACATTGCGCTAATACCATCACGGTCCAAGACAGAGAACGCCAAGCCAGCATTAGCGTAGGTCTCCAAATAATGCTTGTAGTCCGCGAAGAGTTCAATATTGGCGGCGTCGAACTCGTTCAGTTCGCACATATCCAAATGATGGGGATACCAGCGGACAACCCGGTTAGAACCCTGCATCCGCATAACCTCGTTAAGTTCAGCTATTGAAAACGTCAAAATCCAACACCTTTGCTTGCTTGAAAGACCCGCCGGTCGGCATCGGGCGCTTGGTCATAATTTTATGCTCAGAACCTAAGAGACAATACCCCGCCGCATCGCCAACGTGTGAATGCTCGTTTTTAACCGGGGCGTCTTTAAACCGCTCTTGCCCCGCGCCAATCGACACACGCCGGAAGTGATACCCGCCGCCCAGAGACTTGCGAACTCTGATGCACTTGCGGTCAACCAAGAACCCCGGCTTGCCATCGATTAGTCTGCCCATCGGCATAGCCAACGCCTCGCGCCGCGTCTTGAAATCGTTGGTCGCGGTAGGCTGGGCCAAAATGCCGTGCGTCTTCAAATGGTCAAAGCTGGTGGTCTCAAATATCTGGTCGCGCTGCATACCCGCCGGGTCACCCCACACCAAGATTGAATAGCCAGGGAAACGTGAAGACAGGTCAGCCTTGAGCGAAGAACAAAACCGCTCCAAGCCCATCTCAAACGTCACCAGTTCGTGCAGGATATGCCACCGGCCATTCTTCAATCTCTGAGCAAACACCGCCGCCGGGGTCAAACCAAAGTCCAAGCCAATGTGTATAGGCAGGGACGGGTCAGGCTCCAAGTCAGCGGTCATCAGGTTATCATTGAACTCAGGCCATACCGCCCGCCCTTCTTGAACAAACGTATACTTGCCCTCGGCATAGCACTGTATCCAATCCAAACGCTTGCCGCCCAGCAATTGCTCATAATACCCGTCAGGAAGGTTGCCCAGGTTCTCAGCCTTGGGATTGGTCTGCCACCACTTGCCAGCTTGGAACATGAACCCCTTGGCCTCCGGCATATCGTCAGGCAATTCCTCCAAGGGCACCTCAATCACGCCACCCGGTTGCTTGAAAAAATCCCAGCGAAACTTGCCCCCAGGCTTTTCCTTCTCAGCTAAGTGGTAATAAAAATGGTCAGAATCCATCGGGTTGGTGTCTAAGATAACACCCCGCCAAGTAGTGCCCCCATCGGCTTTTGTCGGGTATCTGCCGACCCTATGCGTCAACCCGTCTATAATGCTCTTTGGCAGTTCGCGGCACTCGTTCACCCACGCCCCAGTTAGTTCTAGGCTGAGAAGTTTACGAACATCTTTGGGGTCATCCAACGCCAAGAAGATAACCTCCATATCAATCCCAGCGGCACCCTCCCTAGACGGCAGCTTGATGTGGTGCGTGATAGGCGGCGAATGCTTAACATGCCCAAAGGTCTCTTCGGGCAACAGCTCCAGCCAAGTCTTCAAGGTCGTGGTCTTCAGCATAGGGTGCGTATTGCGGACAATCGCCCAGCGCGAATACTTGATGCCGTCCCTGGGACTGGCCTTCTGAGCAACAGCCCGCCGGAATATCTCAGCGCAACAAGCGTAACTCTTGCCACTGCCAACCGGCCCCATAATGCCCCTGACAAACGCATCAGATTTAAAGAACCTCGCCACAGTGGGCGAAGAACTGAAGTTCAACTTTAATCCGGCTACTGGCTTAGACATCAATAGTAACATCTGGTATTTGTACACCAGCCGTTAAATAAAGCGCCAAAAACACCTTTTCGTCTGTCTGCAATATCGCCCTCTGAATAGCTAACGCATCTATTGTATCATCAGCATATAAAACATCTTCAACTTCTATCATATCAGCACGTTCTAACTCCAATTTCTTTAATTCCTTGATATACTTTCCCCTCTTAGCTGGGCTAAGTGCTTGGGATAGCTTACCCTCCAATTCCTCAATCAGACGGTCAAACTCTTGTATGCACTCGGTTGCTGCGTCAACTTCAGCCAAAGCATCGGAAATCCTTTCACCCTCATATCGAACATAGCTTTTCACCCGCTCACTTTGTGCCGATTGCCATGAATAATGGTTGTTATGGCGCTTGTTATGCTTGGGACGCAAAGTCTTAATTGCACGTATCTCACGCAATTCAGCTTCCAACCTATTAGGGCACCACTCAACATCAATAGATGCAATCTCGTGCTGCCAATCTGCGGTGTGCAAATGAGTAACCGACCTGTTGGTCAAATTACTCGCAATGCCAACGTATATGATATTATCATTAGCATCCTTGTGCTTATACAAAGCTGTTGGAGATGCCGGTAGTGGCTCAGTGCCAAGCACCTTCAAAACATCAAGAGGGTTCATATCAAGCATCCTTGTCATCCTTCCCCGGCTCTTCCGGCATAATCATATCAATCGAAATCACAGACGGCTTATCAACGACCTTCTCGCTATCAAGCAGCCCCGCACTCTTGGCCAACATCTGTAAGACCCGCACCTTATCCACCATCTCAAACTCCATGATGTCACCGTGCTGCGTAGGCGTTATCTTCACCTTCTTAATCGCCGCCTTCACATGCTCAGGCACATCCTTGAACGCCCTAATCCGCGCCTTGCCGTCCTCATCCCACGAAACAACATCAGTCAATTTCGCAGAGGCCAAACCCAATAACTCCAAGGCCAACTCATCACGGTGGTCGTAAATAATGCTCGACCCACGCAACCGCTTGGTAATCGCACCCATCGCCATCTGAGGTGGACGGGGACCAGTACGCCCCCGCCTCTTCGGTTTCTCAGCCATCAGAACGGTATGGCGTCGTTTAAGTCGTCGCGTGGCGCAGCCGCAGCCTCACCAATCGGCGCAGAAAACGCACCAGTGGCTCCACCACCAGCAGCAACAGCCGCTCCAGCGCCCGCACCATCGTCCTCAAACAAACGTAACCACACATCGCCGTCCTTGTTAGGCAATGGCAACACATCCAACTTTATGCTCAGAGGCTTGCCGTCTTTCTCAAACGCAGTGCCCAACCTCAACCACAATGGCTTGTCTCGACCAGGGATTTCCTTGCCCTGCACAACTCTGTATCGCTTACTCATTAGAATTTCCTTTCAGTGGAAAATGGGAAAATATTTCGGGGTGGCCCCCCCTATACGTGCGTGGGGGGCACCCCCCCCAAGGCCCGATTTTTGGCGTGGCCCGCACTCGCACACGCGCCGTATAAAACGGTGGGTCTGGACCGGCGGCAAACGTGGCGTTATTA